GTCGGGCATCGCATCGAACGCGATGGCACCCGGCACCGTGCCGCCCACCTGCTGTGAAGTCCCTTCAAACAGACTCAGGCTGGCGATTGCCGCCTGCATCGAATCCGTGCTGAACAGGGTTTTCCAGCTGCCGCCGGTAAAAACCTTGATCGCTTCGTGGTTGTTTTCGGTAACCAGCTCCAGGTCGCCTGATTCCATCCCGAAGGTTTGATCACCTTCGGCCACTGTCGGTTTGATGAAATCCTTCAGGTTCACCTGCCGATAACCGCCCATCGGCGTGGCGCCACCCAGGCGCGTCACCGTGAAAGTGACATTGCCCAGCAGGCCAGGGAACGACAGTGAACTGGCCGGCACCGTTTGCTTGTCACCGATCGCATAGCCGGTGCCGCCGTTCTGGATCGTGGCCGTGATTCGCCCTGATGCCTGCGCGATCAGGTCCACCACAGCGCCATTGCCACCACCCGACAGTGCCAGCGGGCGGCCTGCATCCTGCGCATTTGTGGCCGCCAGCGCCGTGATAATCGCAGCATCGGCCGGGTTGTCGCTTTCCACCAGCAGGGTGGCGATCGGCCCGGTGTGCCCAACACTGTCATCGAAGGCATAGAGCCGGTCGATCCGGTTCCCGGCCAGATCGAACTTCACGAAATACAGCTGCCCGTCGATCGGCCGGTTCGCCGCTGTCGGATCCTGCGGGCTGGGGAGGTTGCTCAGCCGCCCCACGAAATGCACGCCTGCGTTCGCCTGCAGCGTGCGCAGGTTCACTGCGTCATCCGCTGCTACGGGATCCGCGATTTTCATCACCCGCTTCCCGTCTGCGTTCAACCCGCCGCGGACGTGAAAAGGCTGCAGTGTCATTTCCCTGGGGGCAGTCGGGCCACATCACCCTGGCACTGCCCCCGCAGGCTAGCCCTGCATCACAGCAGCAGCACCCGGCCCCGCAGCGTGGTGAGCGCCACATCACTGCTCACCTGCAGCTGCAGGCCGCCGGCACCCGTCACGATCGGCGTGAAGGTGAGCACCGGCGGCTGGGTGCCCATTTGGATTTCATACACCACGCTGTAGCCCGTGTCGGTTCCGGTGCCCTTGCTCACACCCACTTCCACGAACAGCGTGCCATTCGGCCCCAGGGCCCACAGATCCACGATCATCGCGTCGCCCACCGGGTCGCTGGCCACCACCAGCGGGGTGCCAGCCGCCAGCGGTGCGTTGTTGCCCAGGATCGGTGACAGGTTGCCGTCACCGCTGCCGCCGCCGATCATCACCGTGCCGCCGCCACCGCCGCCGGCCATCGCCCCGGCGAACACCCGCGGGTAGATCGGGTCGCCCTGCTGCGCCTTGAATCCTGTGGGCAGCGTCATCGTGGCCGGGTCCGGCTTCAGCTTCACCGCGCTGCCCCACCCGGTGCCGGTCTTCGGCCCATACAGCCAGCTGCGGGTGGTGTCGATGTAGAAATCGCCCGGCTTGCCGTCATCGAAGGTGGGCGCACCAGCGCCGTGCAGCAGGGTGTTGCCATCAGCCCCCGGCCGGCCCGTGTCACCCTTCGGGCCTGGATCACCCCGCAGCCCCTGGGGGCCCTGCACGAAACCTGCGCGGATCAGCTGGCCGCTGCTCAAACCCAGGATCAGTTCACCCGACACCACAGCGGCCGAAACCACCGACACGCCATCAGCCACTGCAGCCTGCACATAGGTGCACCCAGGCTACCGGCGCCGCTCCACATCGCCCGCACCGTTGCAATCAGCCCCTGGTGCATTGCACACCGGCGGCGGCGGTTGCACGCATTCAACCCGAATCGGCGGTGTTTCGTATTCCACGAACCGCAGCGGCGGTGTCGTGAACAGGTAGCCGCACCATTCGACCATCAGTAACCCCGCCGCGGCCGGCCCATTGGTTTGCCGCGATCGATCTGCCGCTGCTGCCGCACGCTGCGCACCGGCCGCACTGCATCGATCGCTTCCGCCCATTGCGGCCACCGCTGCGCCAGCTGCGCTGATGGCACGAAGCTGCGCTGGTTTCCGCTGCCGCGCATCAGATCCTGCAGCGCAGCGTGTGGATCACGCCCGCTGGCCACCAGCCTGCTGAACACCGCCGCACGCTTTGCCCCTGCAGGGCCCGTGCCGAAGTATTCCTGCAGCGTCAGCGCCCTGGTGGTGGCATCGATGCCCAGGCCGCGGCCATCAGCCACCTGGCCCAGGAAATCAGCCACGCTGCCGCCACGCTCGCCAGGCCATTCCACCCGCCGCCAGTGGTATCGCTCACCGCTGGGCCCCTGCACCTTCGACACCGCCCACCCTTCACGATGCAGCCGGTCGCGATAGGCGGCGCGCGGTTCATCCGGCCCCTGGGGTGGGGGTGCTTCGTTCGTCAACACCACCCCGGTCTGTCGATCGCGCCCTTCGATCCGCGCCAGTTCATCACCGGTGCGCGTGGCCGGCACCACCGCGCAGCGGCACTGCGGGTGATACGGAATGCCCGGCAGCTGGCCGCGCTCCGCCACCCGCCGGCCATCCAGTGCACTGCAGCTGGGACAGGTGCGGCTGTCGTTCGACGCATCCCACACCCAGCCGGTGATCGTGCCCGGCGCCGCCGCTTCCATCGCGGCCCACTGCTGCTGATGCACCTGCTCCGCCCGGTGCGCCAGGCCCGTGCGCGCGATCGCCCTGGCGTTCGATTTCAGTGCCACCGCCGACTGGCCCAGGCGCATCCGGCCCCTGATTTCGTCAGCGATCAGGTTCTGCGCGATTTCTTCAGTGCTGCTGCCCGCCAGGAACCCTGCGCGGATGTGGCGATCGATCGACTGAAAACTGAACTGCGCGAACCGCGGCACCCCGGCGGCATCGCGCGCCACACCACCCAGGCCCTGGCCGCGCACGAACCGCCCCGTGCGCGCATCCTGCAGCACCACACTGCTGCCGAACCACTGCTGCAGCGTGCTGCCCAGGATCCGCATTCCCTGCACCTGCTGCACCACTTCAGCCGGCACCCGGGCCTGCAGCGCACCCAGCAGTTCAGGGCTGCTGCCCACCCGGCCCAGGTCGCGCGTGGTGAAGGTCTGCCCCGGGAATGCTTCGACCGTGCGCGGCGCAAACGGGTTGTTTTCACCGGTCGCTGCACGCCGCACCGCCGCGGCCCCTGGTGCATCGCCTGCCATCCCGGCCAGCAGGTAGCTGGCGGCCCAGGCGGCCTGCTCCGGCACCATTGCCGCCGCTTCCAGCACCAGGTCGCGCCCCACCGCCAGGGCCATCCGCTCCAGCACCGGCAGCACCTGCGGCTTCAGCTGCCGCCACGCTTGTTCGCGCAGCAGGCCTTCATCCGGCAGCCCGCTGATCAGCTTGCGGATCTGCAGCACCGCCAGTTCGATCGCCACCTGCGTGCGATCGGCGCTGGCGTTGCCGTGATCCAGGATCCGCAGGATGTTCAGCAGCACCAGCTGGCGCTGCCGGTCGCGCCCCCCAGCCGCACGCGCCAGGTCGGTGGCATCCATCAGTCGGCTGGCAGTGACGGGTCGCCATCAGGCACCGGGCCATCGGCTTCGGCCTGCTCCACTGCATCCTGCGCTGATGCCAGCGGCAGCGTTGTCGCGAACGCATCCGACAGCTGCCCGCTGCTCACCGCTTCGATGATCGCTTCAGGGTCGAAATCATCACCGAACACTTCGCCGCGGCGCAGTGCTTCCAGCAGCGTGCGCTGATCGATCACCTGCGCCGTGAACAGCCGGCCCAGCGCATCGATCGTTTGCGGGTCGATCGGGTCGGCGTTGTAGTCCCGATCCATCACCACCACCGGTGCTTCCACACCCGCATAGGCGGCCACCCATTCGACAGCCTGCTGCAGGCTGGATTCCAGATCCTTGCTGATCACCGCCAGCATCGAATTGCTGTCGGCGCGATCCAGCTGTTTCGACAGCCCCGATTCAGCCACATTTTTTTGCTTCGCCAGGATCGCCACACCCAGGCTGGCCATTTGCGTTTCCAGGGCTGCCAGTTCATCCTGCAGCGACTGGAAGGCCTGGCTGGCGGGTTCCACATAGAACGCTGACCCTTCCACGGGCAGGCTCAGCGCATTGTTCACCCCCACATTCAGGTGGCTGCTGGCCTGATCCCAGCCCTTCACGATCAGCATCGGCTGCGCCGCAACATGCAGGCAGTGCAGCAGCTGCGCCTGCAGCGCATAGTGCTGCAGGTTCAGGTTCGCGATTTCCAGCAGCGGCGGATCGCTCAGCAGCAGCCCTTCACGCTGCGAATACACCACCGTGAACGGCACCGTGGTGAGCCCCGTTTCACCTTCCTGGTGTTTGAACCATTCTTCAGGCTGGCTGGGATCCTTCGCTTCGCGCACCCGGTAGGTGGCCCACCGGCCGGGCTCCAGCACCCGCACCTGCCGATATTGCGCTTCACCGAAGCTGCCCCAGGGTTCGCTCACCACTTCGCGCAGCCGCAGCTGCGACAGGTGGCCGTTGGCGCCGCCTGATGCTTCACGCCAGCCGATCACATTGCCCGTTTCGTAGCGCACGAAATACGGCAGCACCGGGTTGGCCAGCTGATCCGCCAGGCTCACCACCGCCGGATCCAGCTGGTGATCCACCAGGAACCCGCAGTGCCCGTAGGCGATCGCGTCGAACAGCAGCTTCGTGCAAAATTCCTCCAGGCTGCTGCCGTGCCTGTTCACATCCTTTCGCCAGGTATCCCACCAGGCTTCATCGCCACCCTGCAGTTCGATCGGCTTCCGCAGGATCAGCCCCACTGCCGCCTTCACGATCCGCGCGAAGTAGGGGCTCAGCACGCCGCGGCCACAGCGGCGCCCATAGGCATCCGGTGGTTCGTTCGGCAGCTGCGGCAGATAGTGGTCGCTGCGATGCGCCAGGCCTGCCGTGCCGCTCAGCACCGCCGCCACCGGCTGCCACCGCTGCCACATCGCCCAGTAGGTGGCTGACGGGATGCTCGGGTTGTCTTCCGGGTGATCATCACCCCGGGTGCGGCCCAGCGAAATGTCCGGCAGGTCGCGGTTGCCTTCCCACCCGCGCGCTGCGTTCATCGAATAGCTGGGCAGCTCCAGGCGAATATCAGCCATCGATCGGGGCGGCAGGTTTGCGGTTGCGGCGCCGTGGGGCCGGGGCTGGCGCTTCAGGCTCCAGTGTGCCGGCCGCGGCCACTGCAGGCCCAGGTGCTGGGCTGTCAGCAGCTGCAGCGGGCGCGATTGCTTCCGCTGGTGTCACATCACTGGCCCAGCGCACCGGGCCATTGCGGCCCCACCACGGCCCCGGCTGCCAGATCGCCACACACGCGCCCCACAGGATCCCCGCAGTGTAGGTGCGCTGCCCCAGCTGCACCCAGGTGCGTTCAATACAGCGCGATGTTGGTTTCGCCTGCGTGCCACGGCTTCACCCGGTTCGCGGCCGACAGGATCAGGTATCCCAGCGCATCGCACCAGTGCTCCAGCCCTGGTGATTTGTCCACGATCCATTCGTCGGTGCCCAGTTTGAAGGTGACACCCCGCAGGCCCCTGATCAAGTGTTTGCACCTGGGGTGCACCCGCAGCCTGATCTGCCCTTCAGCGTTGCGGATCAGGTAGTTCGTGGCCTGCAGCTTGTCCTTCACGCTCCAGGGTGCGTTCGGTGCCACCACCACGAACCCGTATTGCCGCAGGATGCCGTGATCGGTCATCCCGGCGCTGCTGGTTTTGCGCGCTGAGCCTGTCGGGTCGGGATATGCCAGGATCCGCCGGCCATTGAACCTGTGGTTCACCAGCTGGCACACTTCGCCGGTGTTGCTGTTCGGCATCGCGATTTCATCCCACACCATCAGCGTGTCGCCGGCCATTGATCCCAGCACGCCGGCCATCATCCCCACATTGAAATCCAAACCCAGCAGCAGTTCGCCGCCGGTGTCGCACACGGCTTCGCTGATGTTGTCATCACTGAAATCGGGATACACCCGCCCGGCCATCGATTCAAAGCTGGCCAGGTATTCCTGCCGGAAGGTGCGCGCATCCATATCACGCTTCGCCGCTTCGATTTCATCCGCCGGCACCTGCCCACCCTGCAGCGTGGTGAAGCTGAACCGGGCCCAGGTCGGATCGCCCATTGTTCCCTCCCACAGATCGTGGAAGTGGTTGAAACCTGCTGGGGTGGTGATATGCCAGCAGGGGCCCTGCTGATCGCTCAGCGATGGCCGCACCACTTCAGACCACACCCGCGGGTTCACATAGGCGGCTTCATCGATCACGCACCCGCTCAGGCTGCTGCCCCGCAGGCTGTCGGGCGAATCCGCGCCCATCAGGCTGATCGTTGCCCCGTTGATCAGCTTCACCGTCAGTTCGGTGTGGTTCACCTGCGCCACCAGGTGCGGCGGTGCCATTTCGCGCAGCGTTTTCCACGCGATCCGCTTCGCCGCTTTGTAGGTGCTGGTCACATACCAGAACAGCCCCCCGGGGTGCCGCATCCCCCAGATCAGCAGCTGCCCCACCGACAGATAGGTTTTCCCGAAGCGTCGGCCGCAGCACAACAGGCGGAATCGGGTGCCCGCTTCATACACCTGCCGCTGCGGTTCGGTGAAGGTGCGTTCGATCACTTCAGCGTGATGGCTCAGATCCTGGCCCAGGTCGCGCTGCCGCGGTGATTCCAGGATGCTGCCGGCCGGGCCAGTGAACAGAATCGACACGATCAGTTGCCCTGATTTGCAGCGAACCCGCCCAGATTCGTTAGCTTCGCCATACTGTTCAGGCAACCCAGTGCAGTGCCCAGCTGCCCTTCGACACGGGCATCGGCACCCAGGCGCTGATATTGCTCCAGCAGATCGAGCATAAAGTCTTCGCGTTCGCGCGCCCAGTTAGCACGAAGGATCAACCTGGCCGCTTTGATGTATTCGTCCACATTCCGTTCGCTGCATCCTGTCGGCCAGGATTTGCGCGCCCATTCCATCAGCTGCTGCCTGGTGGCACCCAGGCCCAGGCGCTTCACGATTTCAGCCACCCGCCGTTC